TTGCTGATAATGCAAAAGCTAAATTCGGAACTGGCGGAGACTTAGAAATATATCACGATGCCACGGATTCTTTTTTAACAAGTGCAACTGGTGATCTAAAAGTTCAATCGGCAACTGGTATTTTATTAAAACCCGCAGGGGGAGAAAATGGTATTTCTGTAATAGCTAATGGCTCAGTTGAACTCTTTGAAAATAATGTAAAAAAATTTGAAACGTCAACAGGAGGAGTTGCACTTACAGGAGGAGCCGCAGCTAATATAACAGCCCTTTCTGATGGTTCAACAATAACAATTGATATGGCAACAGCCTGTCATCATTCAGTAACGCTGGGAGGTAACAGAACCTTTGCAGCACCTTCAAATCAAGTAGTCGGGCAATCTGGTTCAATATTTATAACTCAAGATGGTACAGGCTCTAGGACAGCATCATTTAATAGTGCCTTTAAATTTGTAGGCGGCACAGCACCAACACTAACCACAGGAGCAGGGTTGACGGACAGAATAGATTACATTATTAAATCTAGTAATGTGATTCATTGTGCAGTTTCTTTAGATATTAAGTAATGCCATTTTTTGATGCAATAAGAATAGGAGCTTCAGGGGCTGTTGATACAGCTTTTTCTATTGACCGCAGTTTAAGATTCGATAGTTCTGATAATCATAAATTAGTAAAAACTTTCGGTACAAATAGTAGTAATACAACAAAAACTATATCTTTCTGGGTTAAAAGAGGAAAGTTGTATTCTCATCAATCAATATTTACAACTACCTCATCAGGTTATATTGAGGGTAGAATAGATTTTACAAGTGATAATAGATTACAAATCACAGACAGAGATGCAGGTAGTGGTAGTTCAGATATTCAAAAAATAACACATAGGTTTTTTAGAGATCCTAGTGCTTGGTATCATATTGTGGTTGTTTATGACACCACTAATAGCACAGCAGATGATAGGGTAAAATTATACATCAATGGAGTGCAAGAGACAGATTTTTCTGGTGGTACTAATAATAATCCAGCTTCTAGCTATGCAGTTTCATTTTTTAGGAGTAGTGTTGATAATTTTATAGCAGCAAATAATACAAGTTCATACTTTGATGGATATTTAACAGAAATTAATTTTATTGATGGACAAGCTTTAACTCCCTCATCTTTTGGAGAAACAGATTCAACAACAGGTCAATGGATTCCTATTGATACTTCAGAATTAACTTTTGGAAATAATGGTTTTAGATTAAATTTTTCAGATAATAGTTCTACTACAGCTTCAACTCTGGGAAAGGACACAAGCGGAAATGGTAATAATTTTACACCTAATAATTTTGGAGCTACTTTGGTTGATAGTTTTACAGATACACCTACACTTAACTACCCTGTTTTAAATCCTTTAGATATTGGAGGCGATGCTAGAAGTTATTTAGACGTGAATAATGGTAATTTACAAGTTAAGGCTCAGAGTAGCGTTTGGGCTGCAATAAGAGCAACTTTTGCAGTAAAAAGTGGCAAGTGGTATTGGGAAGTAAAAATATTATCGGCAGCGTCACTAAGACCTTTTATAGGGATCATTGAAAGTAAGGTAAGACTTGCTAGTAACCAAACTGACCAAAGTAATGAGCTTGGGGCAACATCAACAGGTATAGTTTACTGGGGATTAGACAGAATAAGGGGAGGTGCAAATACATCTGGTTACACAACGAATGTACCTACACTAGCTGCAAATGATATTGTGGGTGTTGCTTTAGATATGGATAATAAAAAAGTATTTTTCTCTAAAAATGGTACTTTTTTTGCAAGTCAAGATCCAGCAAACAGTACTGGAGAATTAGTTGCTTTTTCAACAAGTATGCAAAATGCTACTATCGCACCAGCAATTCAGTCTTATAATGGTACAGATCAGGGAGCAATTAATTTCGGACAACAAGCTTTAGGTTACACGCCACCAACAGGGTATAAAGAATTAAATTCAGCAAACCTACCTACACCAACAATTCAGCAATCTAATAAACATTTTGAAGCAAAACTATATACACCTAATTCTGGAAATTTAAGCGTTACTGGATTTGAATTTCAGCCTGATTGGTTATGGCTTAAAAGTAGAACCCAAGCATACAGACACTATTTGTTTGATTCTGTTCGTGGTGCTGGTCAAAAAGCATTGTCAACCAATAGACAAGATGGCGAGGGAAGTGATGCTGGAAGTTTAACCTCTTTTGATTCAGGCGGTTTTACAACAAGTGGAGCAAGTGGTTTTAATGATAATGGATCTGGTTCTAATGGTGCTATGTCGTTGGCTTGGAACGCTGGCGATTCAGATGGCAAGACTTATGCAGTAACAGTAGTATCTGATTCTGGTAACAAATATAGATTTGATGGTTTTGGAACATCTGCTGTAACTCTTGATCTTGCAGAAGGTGGTACTTATGTCTTTGATTGGTCGGATAGTTCTGCACAATCACATCCAATAAGATTTTCTACAACATCTGATGGTACGCATGGAGGTGGTTCAGAATATACAACTGGTGTTACAAAAGACGATAGTGCTTATAAAACAACTATAACTGTTGCTGCCTCTGCTCCCACCCTTTATTATTATTGCCAAAATCATAGTGGGATGGGTGGACAGGTCAATACAAACTCAACTCTTGGATCAAGTAATTTTGATGGGTCAATACAATCTACAGTCAAAGCAAATCCAACAGCAGGGTTTTCTATAGTGGGATATACTGGCACAAATGGAACAGGAACTATAGGACATGGTTTAGGTGTTACGCCACAAGCATATCTTGTTAAAAGAAGAGATAATGCCTCTGACTGGCGTATATACCATCAAGCTATGGGAAATACAAAAGCTATGAAATTAAATGATAATGGCGGTCCAGCTACCAATAGTTCTTATTGGAATAATACTTCGCCAACATCAACAACTGTAAGTCTTGGAACTGACACTGATCTTAACGGCTCAACTGATAAGTACATTGCTTATATATTCAGCGATGTAGAAGGATTTAGCAAGTTCGGTACTTACACAGGTCAAACAAGAAATCAAACAAGTACACATGGCGAGGGTGATGGTACTTTCGTGTTTACAGGATTTAGACCTGCTTTCATTATTATAAAAAAATTAGCAAATGAATTTGCTCCTATGTTTGATTCAGCTAGAGATCCTGTTAATGTTTGTGAACAAAGATTATTTCCAGCCTATAACTATGCTGAAAGTGTAGAAGGTGTTGTTGATTTTGTAAGTAATGGATTTAAAGCAAGAAATGGTGGGGGACAAAGTATAATAAGTTCAAACGGCTCAGAATATATTTATTTCGCGTTTGCAGAGGCACCTTTCAAAAATGCTAGAGCAAGGTAGTATATAGTTATGGCATTTAAATTAGACGGAAACCCATTACCAGTTGATGTTCCTTTTACAATTGGAACAGGAGAAAATGCTGTTAATTATCCAGCAAACTGGTTAAGACTATCAACAGCAGATGAAAAGACAGCCCTTGGTATCACAGAGGTAGCTGATTCTCCAGTTTATGACCCACGCTTTTATTATGATGATGGAACTACAAAAAGTCTTACAAACACAAACCAGACAGATGAAAACGGCGATCCAGTATTAGATGAAAATGGTAATCAGGTTGTTACTTTAGGTGTTAAATCAATATTGAAAGCACAAGAAAAAACTACTGCTGAAAGTTTGTTAGCAAAATACGATTGGTACGTTGTAAGAAAAGTCGAAAAATCTACTGCAATTCCCTCAGCGATTACAACTTATCGTGATGCAGTTAGAACAGCTTGTAATACAAGAGAAACAGAGATTGATAACTGTGCAGATACCGCTGCCTTAGTTACTTTGTATGGATCAAAAGATGATGGGACACCAAATATGACACAATATCCAGATTTGCCTACTGTTTAGCTTCGGTCATTTGTCTGGTCATAATACCACCTAAGATATATAAAGGTCCAAGAGTGGGAATAATCAATAGTATTGATATAATTAAAGTGTGAGAAATTGCTTTCAGTATTGCCTGTTTAACCATGTTTCAAAAGATTTGCCAGATAGCTTCATTGTTGTCGCTTTTTCTAACCTTGTCAATGTTAGGCGGCTCATACTATGCCTACCGCTTTGTAACCTCAGAACAATTCAAAGCCAGAGTTATGAATGAAGTGCTTGATAATGTACAAGGCATGATGCCAAAAGTTTTAGATAATGCAATGCCTGATATGACAGGCGGTACTATCCCAGAGTTTATACCACCAGCACCAACTAAATAAATGGAGATACCAGAAATAGGTATCAGACAAGTCAATATTCCAGAAGTCTATATTCCTGAGACATACAATCCTAATCCTGTATTGCCTGTAATAACAAATTTAGAAATAAATACTGTTGGCTGTACCTATCAACATAGAGACATAAAAAATACTGGTAATACACAACTCTTACTTGATGACCCTAATGGGGTATTCACAGATTGTGATTCTGTTTTTCCAAGTTTTTTTCCTATGGACTACAGACCAGATCAGTTAGTAATTACTGAAGATTTACCAATATCAAACGATACACCACCGATGCCAGAAACTGACTTGCCAGAAACAAAAGCACCTGAAAATAAAAAAGAGGAGTTAGTAATACCAGAGTGTCCTAGTAGGAAAGAACAGGCTGTTGGAGATTACAGAAACTCTAAACGCACTTCCAGAGTGGTCGGTCATAAGCTATCCTCGGATAAATCAGAATGCATTACCCTTTATGAGGACGTACCATTTCGAGAAACATTTATTGGTACGCCTGAGGTACTTATTTCTACTGCTGCTATTGGTCTGGTTGCTGGTAGTTCTGCGGCTCTTGTCCCTGTAATACAAGGAATTGCTAAAAGTGGTATAAAACAGATAACAAAAAAGCTTACAAAGAAAAAAAATGATGTAAAATAATAAAACCCTATTCGACATGGCAATGGATAGGGTGTCTAGGTAGACAAGCTTAACCGTACTTGTCTGCCGCTTATTTCAAGGGTACAAACATATAGGGCAATAATTACAGGGCTGTTACAGGGCAATCTGGAGGGAGTAATTTAGTCATTTAGCTTGATTTTGTGGGTATGTGGCAAAACTTGGTTAGGTTGGGCTATTAATTTGATACCATCGCAGTTAACTTGGTACTTGTCTACAAACACTACACCTAGACGCGCTTGTTCTCCACAAATCTTGAGCCTATACAATTCCATTTCCATTTTAGTTTTAGATATTAATAATTCTTGAGCTTCAATATTTACCTTTGCAGCTTTCTTACAAAGTTCCCCACCATTACCCAAAGGAATATTGAATTGCATTGAAATACCATAATTTAGATTGTAATTATCTTTTTCAAATCTTGGTGTTTCTTGTACATATTTTATAGCGCCTGTGTCCTCGTCATAAATATTTTGTTTAGTAACTGTTTCGACAGGGCGGTTAAATGACCAAGCATCTGTCAAATATGGTGTGATAGTCAAGCTGGGCGAGGTGCAAACAATACCTTGTGAATATCTATTTTGTGGTAAGGAAGATGGCGTTATCATGGTTGCATTATTGTTCACGACACCTTGAGCATTACTGCTAGGACTAGCTACTGTTGTATTTGCTAAAACTTTTACAGGGCTAAGTAAAATAATTATTGTCCAAAGACAGAAGTGGTTTCTGTGGTTGTGGTAGTTGTTATTGTTCTGTTTATTGTGGTCACGTTTGAAAGACCAGCACCTTGTAGCGATTCTACTAAAGAAAAACTTTGTCCAGCATTGACTATTTTCCATCTAGGCACAGCCTCAAGCGTTGGACTTGTCCAGCTGAACTGAACACCATTAAGAGTTTGAGTTGTTCCAGAAGTTGTTGAAGGGTTAATATAACCATTAAGGTCGGCTGATTCAATATTGTGTCCAGACGCTGAGTACGAAAAACCAGAATTGTACTGGTGCGAGGTAATAGTTTCATTAATAACACTTTGCGAGGTCGAACTCATCGTGGAACTACCACTTCTAAATTGTGGCACCACTGGGGTAGCAAGAGTTCTTACAGGTAATATTAATAAAACTAGCAGCCAAAGTCTAGTCAATTTCGATTTGAACAGTAGTTGAAGCAATACAACTTGTACCAGAG